GAATATTCTCTTGGTGCAATGGAAGCTGTTCACGAAGTGATTTATAATAGATCGATTAAGAGGAATAAATCAATGTCTGAAGTCTGCCTTCAAAAATGGCAATTCTCTTGTTGGAACGATAAGGACATTGATCAGAATATCGCAAAGGCAAAGAAGCATCCACGATGGAGTAAGGCAATGAAGATTGTGAACACTTCTAAGATGACTAATTATACACACGGTGCTGATCACTATTATGCTGACTATATCAAACCTCCTTATTGGGCGAAGAGCATGACTCGCACTACGCAGATTGGTCGACACATATTTTTTAAATAATTTATGTATATATTCTCTATACATCATAAAGCGTTGATTAACAACGAGTTTTATCGGTGTACAGAATAACTCTAATATGGTATAATATATACATAATCAAGCTAAAGATGACTAATAATAATAATCTAATACTCTCAGTTAAAGAATGGTTTTCGAATGAGAAGTATGTTTCTCGCGGATCATATTCTGTATCGACAATTGCTAATCGACTTGGAGTCACTACTAACAAAATTTATTCAATTCTAAGAAAAGCAGAATGGTCTAAGTCAGATGAGCAATACTTTTCTGACAGTGATAGAAAATATTACGTATATCGTTACATCGGATAAATATAATTATGAAAAAACTAACAATAGCATTAATCGGTGTTGCATCTATTGCAACAGTAGCAAACGCACAATATCAACTCAATGAGGTTATTCGAGATGGAGTTGTAGGAGGCGTTATAGGTGGAGTCATTGGTAATAATACTGGAAAGGGTGATTCAGAGACAGGTGTGCTGATTGGAGTTGTATCAGGAGTTACTGGTGGAATTCTTAATCGTCAAGGAACTGCTACACGACCTAATCGGTGTTATTCCCCTCCACCTCGTGTTCATTCTCCACGAGTCGTAAACTGTGTTCGCTCTTATACATACTATGAAAGTGTTTGGGTCAATCCTGTGTATAATTACGATGTGTATGGAAATCCATTTGTTGTACGTGAAGGATATTGGAAACAAATTCGTCGACATCGTACAGAACCATGTAGTGGCTGTAATCGCTGCATATAATTATTTAGTTTACAAACCACTCAAATTGATATAGTATTACATTATGACAGAAAAACAAAGACTAGCGTTTATTAAAAAAACAGTTAAGCGACTTGATCGCCAGCGTAAAGGTTTGCCAACTCGAGGTCGACTTGCTAAGCCTAAACAAAAATTCGCCGAAGATTATGTGGATTTTGCACCTAAAGAACCTTCTATTAATGATATTCAAGAAGAGTTTGAATTTATGACAAAATACACTGCTGACAAATTTGTAGATCTAAGCGAATAAAATTATGGCTAAAGTACTCGATAAATATAATCGCGTTATCGCTTGCGATTCAAAATATACTGGCGAAGAACCTCAATGGGATGGATGTGAAAACTGGGATCCTATTAAGTTTATGGCAAATCGAAATCGCATGTTTGGTTTCTATAATTACTATCTCAGTGCTAAAGATTTAAAAGTCTTTACTCTTGATTGGATGAAAAATAATGGGTATAACAAAGATAAGATTAAATATATCAAAAGTCTTCCAGATACCCAACCTTCTGTAACTATATCTAAGCTATGTCGAGCTTTAAGTAATGGTATGCTACCAACATGTGATGGTTGTATGGAGTATTATAAGAAAAATCCTGGTTATTCTGTGAGTAAACCACACGATGATCTAGCTACTGTAAAGAGTGCAATTGCTGATCTCTTAAAAGGATATGTAAAGACATCTGTAAAAGAAATTGACGGATCAGAAGTTAAAGAGACTGTGACTATAAGTCCTTTAGAACGATTGAAGAATAAGGTTGAATCTACTGTTTGTCGTGACTTAGATTGGATGCTTGATGATTGGATTAATACAGAAGTAAAGGTGGATGGAATTAATCTACACTCTTCTCTCAAATCTAATTCGATCCCAGTTGCAGGTCTTAAGCATGTAAACGAATGGCTCATGAGACAGAAAGATGAATTGTGTGGAGCAATTGATGGTGATCCAGATTGTGTTGAAGGCTATTCTCATCTGAATAAACCTGCTATTCGTAATCGTATTAAAGAGCTCGATAAAATGCTTTCTCAACTTGAAAAGTATAAGGCTACACATACGAATGCTCGTAAGCCTCGTATGAAAAAAGTTCAGTCAGCAGATAAGCAAGTTAAGCAAGTTAAGTATTTGTCTGAGTCTGATGAGTATGCTATTACTTCAGCATCTCCAGTCTTAATTCCTGGATCAAATGAAGTATATACATTCAATATTAAATACCGTAAACTGAATGTGTATGTGTGTGATTCTAGAGAAGGCATGAGCGTTAAAGGTACAACACTTAAGAACTATAATGAAAGTCTAAGTTATAGTATGACTCTCAGAAAACCAAATGATATTCTTAATGCAATTGTAACAAAATCACCAAAGCAAAGTAAAAAGATCCTAGACGATTTGAAGACTAAGCGTAAACCAGTTAATGGTCGTATAAATGATCAAATGCTCATTCTCAAAGTAACATAATGCCAAAAAAAATACAAGTTAAAATCTCCATGACTCGTGAAGAGTTAGTGCTTCAAACTGAAATGTTAGTTCATAAAGATAATATGACATATGCAGAAGCTATATGCCATTTATGTGAACAAAGAATGATTGATCCTGAAGATATGGCGAAGCTCGTTAAAGGTCCACTTAAAGTTAAGCTTGAAGCTGAAGCCATGAGTCGTAATATTATTAAAAGAACTACTGCCTCTCTTTTTAACGTATGAATGGATATCAAGCATATTGCTTATATAATTCTATTAGATTGCATTTCTCTCAAGAGAAGTATGACGCATTCAAATATAATTTTAGAGCAAACTTAAAGCTATCTGCCTTTGAGAAAAGGCGTGATCGATATTTCTTTGAGAAAATTGCTCGCCGTTATTCAAATGAAGATGATTTAAAGTTATTCTTTGTTGATAATATAATGTCAGATATTAGTTGGATTGGAGACATGAATCATGATCTTCATAAAAAACGTGATTCATATCGTCAATCATTATATTATAATTTCGAAAAAGAAATAAAACTTATACGAGCAAATGCGTATAAATATAACCTCGACTTTGATGGAGTATGTAAAACATCCTCTAACAAGTCTGATAATCTCCTACTTAATCTTTATATGAGTCAACAGTTATCAGCCGATACTCTTGTGATTATAGATCATTTGGTAGGTTTTATCAAAAGCCTGAAGAGCGAATTGCGAGATCCATTAGGTATCACACAATCCACTCTTCTTACACTCAAAAAATATCAGCCGTTTCTTATTCCATTGATTGGCAATAATAAAAACAAATATCGTGAGAGAATCATTTTATTGTTTACATCAGAGCCTAATCAGTATAATATAGAATTTGTTGGTATTAATAATACACCGCAATACAATACAATATAAAGAAAATACAAAATAATATGTCGTTCGCAAACCTAAAACAAAATCGTGCAGCAGCAATCGATAAGCTAATTAACGCAGCTTCTAAAGACACTGAAAAGAAGTCTTATGGAGATGATCGATTCTGGGCACCAACAGTAGATAAAGCAGGTAATGGTTATGCCGTTATTCGCTTCTTGCCAGCACCTGAGGGTGAAGATCTTCCATGGATCAAATATTGGGACCATGGATTTAAGGGACCAACTGGTCGCTGGTATATCGAAAACTCTCTCACTTCGATTGGTCAAACTGATCCAGTAAGTGAGATGAACAGTCAACTATGGAACACTGGTCGTGAAGAAGACAAAGAGCTTGCACGTATGCGTAAGCGTCGTCTGCACCATGTCTCTAATATTCTTGTTATCTCTGACTCTGCTAATCCTGAAAATGAAGGTAAGGTATTCCTTTATAAGTACGGTAAGAAGATCATGGATAAAATCATGGATATTATGCAACCACAATTCCAAGATGAAAAGCCAGTTAATCCATTCGATTTCTGGGGTGGAGCTAATTTTAAACTGAAGATTCGCAACTTTGAGGGTTATCGTAATTATGATAAGTCTGAGTTCGAAGCACCATCTGAATTATTTGATGGTGACGAAGGTAAACTTGAATCAGTTTATGGCTCAATCTATGGATTGAATGAGTTTGTTAGCGAAAGTAACTATAAGTCTTATTCTGAATTGAAGAAGAAGTTATACGAAGTTCTCGGTGAAGAGAATCTAGCTAATACATTTTCGACCGAAAAACAAGTCGAGCTTAACGAGACACTTCCACCAAAGGTTGATGCACCTGTTGCATCCCAAACGGAAGCAGTCGATGTAAGCCTAGACTCAGAAGATGATGGTGACACACTTGACTATTTTGCCAAGTTAGCTCAACAAGGCTAAGAATCTCTGATCTAGAATAAGTAGGGGGGAGTGGTTTAATTACCGCTCCCCTCTTTTTTTAGTAAGCTAACTGAGTTGTACCAAATAAAGTTTGGGTTTTATCGATATGAGGTGGTGCGGCCACCGTAACATTCGATACTGAAGATTTAGAATTATTAATATTACTTGGAGCTATAATCGGTGCACTTGATACTTTACTACTTTCACCCTTTAATTCTGCATTTTCTCTTTGAGCCATAGTAAGTTGAGCTCCTTCAGTTTTAGCGATAGGAGATAATTTGGTTTTTATATTTTGAACAAATTCTTTAGCTTTTGGTGGTAAATTATCAATTAAGCTTTCTAATGGGGAATCTTCTTTATCAGCTAATGAATTTTTAATCTTTAAAGCGCTGTTTGAAAGCATTCCGACCGGGGTCAATGATGCAGCCTTTTTGCCAAAGCTGCTAATTTTCTTTACTATATCTGTAAATGATAATTTTTGTGGTGCCTTAGCTTCTTCTGGACCAGCAGCAATACTAGCAGCAGGTGATAATGTAGATGGGCCAGCATTTGCAACTCTAGCAGCAGCTCCTTGAGGATCTAATAATCCTGCAGTAGTTTCTCCATAAGCTAATGCCGATTCTAGAGATTCTTTATTAGCGTTTCTCTCATCAGCTCTTGCATTGAATGCAACTGCTCCGTCTGTCATAAGTTTTTCTTCAGGTGTTTCAGACGATAATACCGGTGTCATTCCTTCGGCTTCATCTATCTTCCCCTTTTTAGGTGCACCTTCATCAGTCAACACTTTCATGAAAGCTTCAGCAGGAGAATCTCCTCCCGGCATAATCGCTTTAACAGCTGCAATACCCGCTTTACCCAACTTTCCAATAAACTTTAATATAGTTCCTACTAATCCCATTACACCTTTTATTACTGATTGGACTACTCCTAAAATTGTAGAGTGAATAGTCTTTAGCAAAGTAAATGGAGCAGTGATAATTCCGAGCATCATTTCTTTAATACCATTTAGCTTGTCGGTTAATGTAGAACCTTCGCCAGCAGGTGCAGATTCGCTATCAACTGCCATAGAAGGAGTCGTGCCTTCTGGTGATGCAACCATTGCCATAGAAGGAGTAGTACCATAAGTAGATGCCATCATACGTGCTTCAAACTCTTCTACAGTCTCTTTTTGTTTTGGCTTAATCTGAGGAGTAAACTGTTCTGTAGTCTCAACTCTTTTCTCGTCCAGCTTTTTAAGATTTTCTTTTTCTTCTTTTTCTTCTCCTGCTTTATCACCACCCATAACTCTCATGAATGCTTCTTTAGGAGATTCTCCTCCAGGAACTGCAGCTTTTAGGGCGGCCCTTGATGCTTTACCTATACGTTTTACAAAATCAAAAGCGCTCGAAAATGCATTTCCTATTGATTCGACCATTGAAGTAAAGAATGTGTTAACCTTATCGATTAACATTACTGGAAGACCAATAAAGAGAAACTTAATTCCGTCAAACACCATTTTGAATGCTGCAACTGGTAAATCGAAGAAAATCGCTTTCCACATTTTAAACTGAAATTTAACGAGTGCAATAGGCAACTTAATGAATACTGCTTTCAAAGCATCGATTATCACCTTTATAGCTCCAACTATTATGCCAACTATAATTCCGCCAATACCTTTAATTATTCCCATTACCGTATTAATAATTCCGTCGAGTACTTGACCAAAACCTTCTTTTAATAAATCAAAGTCGAGTGTAAAAAGCCCGCCTATCATATTAAATATACCTCTAAAGCCGCCAATTATACCATCAACAAAATCACTAAATCCTCCTTTAATAGCTTCGCCAATTTTTTCAAATCCCAACAGTTTAAAAATACCGCCGATCATACTTCCGACCATCTTTACTAGACCACCAATTAAGCTATTAAATATTCCAATGATTCCTTCTCGAACCATTCCTATAATACCATCTTCTTTGAACCCCTTTATCGCTCCTTTAATCCCACCGATAAGACCAGTTATAATCGTAATAGCAATACCAATAGGACCTGCAAGTTTAGCCAATCCCGATCCAAGTGTGAACATTCGTCCGGCATAAGCGAAAAGATTTTTAAAAAACGTACCGAGCATAGGAAGAGTTTTCAAAAATCCTCCAATTGCTCCTGCTCCGCCAGACAATACTTTAAGAATGGGAGCAAAGAATACTCCAATTTTTCTAAATATAAGAGCTATTGATTCAAAACGTGATAGTACTGCTGCGATCTGAGAACCAATTCCAACTACAATACCACCCAATAAAGCAGGTATACCTACGACAAGCATTTTAATTAAGCCGCCGAGACCAGTACCTCGAAGTTCTTTAAATCCTTCTTTAAATTCTTTAATTAAATCGGTTTGTGCCTCGTCGATGCGATCGAGAGCTTCAACAGTTTTTTCAGCCACCTCTCTTGCTTCTTGCTTAGCTTCTAAAGTGTCAAGCTTATCGCTTTTTAATAATTTTATTTGTTCACGAATATAATTTTTTTGTTCCTCAGATGTAGAGCCACTTGTTTTAATTAATTGCTCTTGTAAATTTTTCGCTGCTGCGTCAATTTTAACTTGTTCTACAGCCAATTTACCTTGTTCAATGATAGATGAAAAAGCAGTTTCTTGAGTTGATTCACCGCCAATTTTATTTCCCAAATCTTTTATAGCCTCAACAACATCTTGATTGCCATTATTTTCTTTTTCAGTAACAGCTTTTTTAAACTCGTTTAAAGAAATGCTTAACTGCTTTTTAAGTTCAGTAAATTTTTTAGCAAGCATTTTTTTATCTTGCTTAACTGCTTCTATAAGTTCTTTTGGGAGGGACATATATCTATTTATTTGTTTTGCCTCTTAATTCGCTCATTTTCTTCCTTTATATGATCTTGTAAGAGAGATACGTATATCTGCCTTTCCCACGGAATCATATTATCTAATTCGGTCAAACTATATTGATGATGTTGCATCATCGCAAAATTCGTCTGATAATGATTTGCTAAAGAATCATGAGAAAGGCCTATGAGAAAAAAGACTCAATTCCTTCCAATAAGATTTCATTTTCATGTTCGCATTTAGCACATTTAAATTTGACAGTGTATTGAAGTTTTGGAACGTTTTGAATATAAGCTTGGATTTTTTCCAAGTGTTTATGAGATAGAGAATCAATGAATTCAATAAGTTCCTTTTCAGTTGACTCACTTGCTGGGTATACATTATCAGCATCGTAAATAGACTCAATTGAATACATAATCATTTGATTAAATGCTTTCTCTGAATCTTTTTTATCGACTGTTTCTGCATCGCTTATCGATACTTTTCTAAGAACCATCCCGATTGAATCGGTAATTTGAATATTATTATCGATAGTATCAACTTCAGATAATTTAATATCTTCTAAATTAATTTTGACTTGAGTATATTCACCACACTCTTCGCATTTAACTTTGATATCTACAGTTTCTCCTACGCTTTTTGCACGAAGTTGAAGAAAGAGATATTCAAGATCGGATGAAGTACATTCATTTGGATCAAGTTTTCCAAATGAACATGCACTGATAATATCTTTAATTGTTTTAAGAATCTTTTTTTCGTCTTCAGATTCTTGAGCAATCATGAGAACCTTTTCTTCTTTTACAAGAAACGGTCTAAATTCAACTCGACGATCGAGTGAAGGTACTTTAATTTGATATGTAGGGTTTTCTAGTTTTGGTAATGCCATAATTTTATTTGGTTATTCATTCAGTTATAGTAAAAATATTATTTATACGAAGAGTAGTCGACGTTCTCGAGTGGTAGCATTCACTTTATTTATTGTAAGCTCTTCGAAATCTTCATATGTAAATGTCACTGTTATTTTTTGTGTTTCACCTTCAGAACTATTAAGATCGATTGATTGTACTGTTATGGGAAACGCATTGATTAGTTTAACTCCATAAACATTTTTATTTTCAATATCTTGTTGATAAATTCCGACGTCTCTTTTATATACCGAATCATAGTTTTTCTTAAACGAATTTCGATCAATAATTAAATTGGTCCACTTATCAAAAATTTCTTTAATAAAATAATCAGAAGTAAGATTAAATGTAAACGAAACATCTTCGTTAATAAACGATTCAGCAACCTTTATTTGCTGTTTAAAGTATGTGTGATCCAATGTTTGTATTTGCCTTCCAGGTAATGAACACGATTCACACAATATACTGATATCACGAAGATTTTTTCTATCTCTAAATGCTTGTTCTGGAGGCATCATAAAAATATTAAATCGATTAGATCTCGCTAATCCGTTGCGTCTGCTTATAGTTGATTTAAGTGTATCGATTGTGCTCATTAGATTTTTAATTCTGAATTTTTCCAAACAGAATCTTTACCGCTTTTTTGAAATTGTTCTGTTGGTAAAAATATTGCGATCTCCCATTCTGAAGCAGATACTTCAGATATTTGCGATTTTATGTGTTTAGTAAGATATCTCTTATAGCATGGTTTAAATGCAGATAATTTCGATGCTCCTTTTAAAAGCTGATATGATAATTTTAAACGAGTAGTCTTATCATATTTATTGTTATTTGAATATTCTAAGAGCTTATCAAAAAACTTTGCTCTTAGTCTCGGATTTAAATAATGTAGATTTAAACCATAGAATCCTCCTGGAGCTTTATCAACCATAATAATAAGAGGAAATTTATCATAGAACGGTAGAGTTTTCTTATGTTTAGGATCATAAAAATACATAAACATTCGACCAACTAAGGGAGCATTTACTTGTTTAAGGGCATCATCAGTCAATAATTTTTGACGACTAACGCTGGTCATTGATGCAACTTTTTCTCTGAACCAATCTAAAGAAAATTTAGTTCCGCGTTTAATATCAGATCTAAATGCTTGTGCTTGGAATTTATCGAAAAGAGATGCCATATCTCTATTTATAATACTATGTAAGAAGTTTAATTCCCAGCTTCTTAAGCGTATCCTCATTCCAAATTTGAAACTCCCATCCTCTATCAGCGCAATATGCTGTTGCAGTTTCCCACTTCGATGTATTTTTTATATACGTCATCACCTCTGTAATATATCTTTTTGTTTTTCTCTTTGGTTCTTTAGGAGCTTGAGTTTGTTTTTTGGGTTTAATTTCGATTAAATAGGTTTTATCTTTTGTTACCATCTTTACGTCTATAAAGTACCTATGAATGCGATTGTCAGTTTTACATCTATATGGAATAACGGTTTCTTCAGACTCCCATTTTAAAACATTTGGATTTGTGTCCATAAACTTAAACACTTGTCTTTCCCACAGAGATCTAAAAACAACATTGGTTGGATCACCATCGTATTTGTCTGGATTCTGTACAGTATATCTTCCTTTGTATGTCATATTTTTATTATAAATAGAGTTATATGGCTATTAATTATTTCGAGAGTAGGTTAGGAAGAGACAACGCCGGGACCACGCAATCTGGTTCACGTCCAGCGGAACCTTCGTTTATTGATGTCGCTCCTCTTATTTATCCTCCAGAAATGAGAGGGGATACTTCACGACCTTGTATTTTATTTTCCGCGCATGAAAGAAAATTATCTGGACAAGTGCATAGACACGCTGTTTGGTTTCCTGCTCCAGGCGGAATATCATTTGGAGATAAGGGCGAGTATGGTCAAAGTGATCTTGGTTTAGCAGCAGGAGCAATTGATACTATATCTGGAAGATCTGGTGTTGGAAATATTTTAAGTCAAATTTCGACGTTAAATAAAGAACAGGCAAAAATGTTAGGTTCAAAACTTTTACCAGAAAAATATAGTGATTCGGTGTCTCTTGTTACTCAACAAATTAATAATCCAAATACTAATACTACATTTAATAAAAATGGAGTGAGAGCATTTTCTTTTAATTTTAAAATGATTGCTCGATCTGCTCAAGAGTCTGATCTTATTCGAAGAATTCATTCAAAGTTTAGACACTTTATTTATGCGTCTCGCGGAGGAGAAACAAATACTATTACTCTCGAATATCCTCCGGTGTGGACAATTAAATTTATGAATATGGATTCTGGTACAGAAAATATATATCTTCCGAGAATATACTCTTCATACTGTACAGGCGTTACGAGTAACTTTAATGAAACAGGTAATATTTATTTTACTGATAATGCTCCTCTTGAAGTAAGTCTTGCTCTTGAATTTACCGAAACTCGTGCTTTAAATAGACACGATATCGAGCAAATGGAAAATGATCAACTTGGAAATAGAGGTATTAGTTCAACGGGTCGACCTCTTACAGTAACAAATCTTGAACAACCAGATCCAGCACCATTTAAAAACGGTTAATTATGTCATTCTTTTCACAGTTCCCAAAAATATCGTATGATATTAATGCAAATGGTATTAAGACTGAAATCACTGATATGTTTCGACATGTCGATGTTAGAGATGGTTTCATTGATAATATCTCAACGTATACATGGTACGAGATATTGGAAGGAGAACGTCCTGACGTCGTATCAAATAGATTATACGGAACACCTGATTATTATTGGACATTCTTTGTCGTAAATGAAACTCTTAAGCAGGGATTAAATACTTGGCCAAAATCATATCGCCAATTTGAATTAATGCTTGAGCAAGATTATTCAAAATATTCTACTCTTATTTTTATTCCTCGACAATATCCTGTTGCACGTAAGTATGAAAATAGTTTTGAAATGGTAAATTATTTTGGAGGATTAGATTTAGATAACGGAAATATTCGAATAAGAGCCAAAGATCCAGTCGATGGAATTAATGTTGAAGCAGATATATTAAAATTTGATGATCAGCGCTATCAGCTTTGGGTATATGATATTAATAATAAAGGAAGATTCGCTAATAATATATTATGGAATATAGCGTATATTGACAACCCATTTGAGGATGGTCAACAATATACTCAATTTGAAGATGAAAGAACTGAATGGGCAAAAGAAGCTCTTGAATGGGTAAGACTAAATCAGACTACGGTTTATTATTCGTTTTTACGAGACATTGAGAATAAACAAGGTCTTACTTTCGAAAGCGATGCCTATTACGATTATTTCTTAAGAACTTATTTTCAAAAGATTCAATTTGTTTCTCATCGCTTTTTTGAAAGTTCCTATAATGCACCATCTTATTTCCTTGATAATGAATATGAAGATGAAAGATCAACAGCGTTTGATGCATACTCAAGGGTGTATAGTCGAAGAGATGTTGAATTACCAAATGGTTATTTTAGAGGAGATATTGATACAAATGTTCCTAATACAAAATTGGATGGATTTGATCAGAGTGAAATAGCAGATTATAATTCAATTAGTCGTCAACGTAAATATATACCAAGCTTCGTTGAATCATATTTTACTGAACAGGCCAAATTTGTTTCGATCATCGATGATCTCACAGAACAAAATTTTGAGGCGAGAAAGATTCGCGTAATTCGTCCAGAACATATTGATAAGTTCGTTGAAGTATATCAAGAGAAATTGCTAAAATAAATGGCTAATCAAAGAACAAATTTTGGAGCGAAAGTATCTCTCACTCCAGGAGCATATAATATTGATAAGATCGTATTAACTACGCATGATGGTAAAAAATACGATATTGAAAATATAACTGTTAAGCTTACTATAACAGAATCTCTTTATTCTCCGAACATTCTTGCTCAGATCAGTGTAAAAGATACTGCAAACTTTTTTGAAAGTACTCCACTTATTGGTCAAGAAAAAATTCGAATTGTTGTATCGACAAAGCCGAATAGTAATGCTAAAGTAAAAGAAAAGAAGATTGATTTAAATTTTATCGTTACTGAATATCCTCTTTATGCGAGTGCTGAAGAAGAACATACGAATGTATATATTCTAGCGTGTGTTTCAGATCATGCATATTATTCGCGTCTTACAAAAATCTCTCGATCATTTACAAATACGATTGACCAAGAGATAAAAAAAATTATTACTAAAGATCTTGCCTTTAGTAACTTTGAAGTAAATGGTATAGTTGAATCTCGAATGAAAGGAATTATTCGTTGGCAAACGCCGCTCGAAGCAATTGAATGGTTAAGAAGAAAGACATATGATGAAGCTCGTTCACCCTTCTTTTTCTATCATTCTATCGATAATAAAATTCGTTTATCTTCATTACACAATCTAATAACAGCAGAAGAATATCATACATATTATGATACAAGAGAGTTCAATTATGCTCCGTATGAAGAAGAAGATTATGATCAAAGAGTTTCTCGTATTCTTGATGTCGCTTCAAATTTAAAATTGGGTAAGGTTTATCAAGGAATAAATGGTGGATGGGCATCAGAAAATAATTATTTAGATTACTCATATAAGACATATACTAAATATGATTATAATTATGACAATGATTTTAATCAAAGTTTGACTCTTAATAAAAAAACACCTTTATCTACACAGTTTGAAGTAAATGGCCAAAAATTAAATTTAATGCCGAAGGCACATCTTGAACATACTTCAATTAATAATCTCTCATACGGTGAAGAAGATATTAATTATAATAAGCTAAAAGAAAATACGCAGGGGAAAACAAAGGCAATTGAAGAAGCACTTGAAACTGCATCTCATGATATAAAACTTTTTGGTGATTTTGATTTAAATCCTGGTACAGTGATTAATTTAAAATTTCCAAAGGCGGTTGATCCAGCGGTGATGAAAAAATTATTAGCTAATATGAAAAATAAACCAACTGGTCAAAAAGATTTATGGGATAAACACCTATCTGGAAGACATTTAATTACATCAGTAAATCATATATTTGAAGATGGAGAATATTTTTCTGAAGTACGAGTAAAGAAAGACTCATTTAATATTGACTTATAAATAAATCATGGACCCTGAAAATTTTATTAATAATGGCGGAGGATTTTCCTGGTTTACAGGAGTTATTGAAGACATTGATGATCCTATGGAAATGGGAAGATATCGCGTAAGATGTTTTGGGTATCATAATGAAGATAAATCTGCGGACAAAGGTATTCCTACTGAAGATTTACCATGGGCAACAGTAATGCTGCCTATTTCATCTGCTTCAATGTCTGAAGTGGGTCAATCAGCAACAGGTCTATTATGTGGAACTTGGGTAATTGGATTCTTTCGCGATGGCATTAACGCACAAGATCCTGTTATTATGGGATCTATTCCATCGATTCCAACAAAAGTAGATTATCAATATGGTTTCACTGATCCTAACCAGCGTTACCCAGTCGAAGATAAGTTGAATGTACCAGACACTCCTCGCGCTGCTCAAAGTTTAAATGAAATATATAAAACGGCATTCTCTTATACAAAGAAAAAAGAGTTAAGAACTACATATGATCCAAAAATAACAATAGCTCAAAAGATTCGAGCTGAAGAAAAGTCCGGAGTTTTACCACAACAATGGTTATTTCCAGATATTGATTCTGTTATTAAACCACAATATCCAAAGAATCATGTCATTGCTTATGAGAAAGCTAATGATGCTAAAGAAGATTCACACATAGTAGAATTTGATGTGACACCTGGTCAAGAAAGAATCTCAACTGTTCATAGAACTGGAACATATCACGAAATAACTCCAGTCGGAGATAAGACCGAAGTGATTGTTGGTAAAAATTATAGAGTAGTTGCTCAGGGAGAAAATGTTTATATCGAAGGTGGTTGCAATCTTACTATCGATGGAGGATGTAATACAAAAATCATTGGAGATTGGAATGTTCAAGTGACAGGAAATAAGTATGAACATATAGGAGGCACACACGT